AATGTAAAACTACAACATATTTCTTATCCTCCAATTTCTAATGCTGTATTTGAGAGTAACACGCAACCCCTAGCCTTACGTCACTATAGCCAAGAAAGCGGTAAATCTGAGCTTTATATTATAAGCAATACTCAAGTTTCTTATGCCACTACGGGTAATGTACAAGGAGCATTATCTGGTTATGACTTTATAGAAGTTAAAGCTTTAAGTAAGTGGGATCCTTTAGTAAACACTTTTGTAGGAATTAGCACTTTCGATCCTTTTAATACTCCTAAAGAAAAAGACTTATGGGCCCTTGGAGAAATAGATCCTAATAACTACTACTCTACTAACGCTGCAAAATTATTTAGGATAGATTCTATATCTATGCCCTCTGGTGCAGAAACTAGTATTTCTGCTAGTGAATATGTACCAAAAGTGTATATAGATAGTGAAAATATTATAAACTTTGAGCCTATACCTATTAAAACAATAGCTAACCCTCTTATAAAACCTGCCCCTCCTATATTTTCTATTAGCCCTGTGTACACCAATACAGGTGCTGGTAATCCAATTTTAAACTTTTTATTTAACGTACAAAGCAGTTCTAATATTCAAATAGCTCAAGCTTTTATACCTAGCTCAAGCTTTGTACCTGTACTGGGGGCTATATAATGGCTAATTTAAATTTCTTAGTATCTAACACTACACCTTTTGTGGGTCAGCCTTCTGCAGCCTTATTTGGGAAGAACGGAGCTAAGTCATCTTTAGGTACTGTAAAACCTTTAGTTTTAAACACTGAATTACTTGATACTAGTATTACTTTTTCTGTGTCTAATTTACACTTAATGTATGATGATAATTTTGACTCTCACTTATTAGAGGCTAGAAATAATACACAGTTGGTAACTCTTAAAGGTCAAGCACCAGATAACCTACTTAGATACAATTTAAATATAAAATCAGCATCTAATACTGCTGGAGCTGCAGAAAATACTGTAGGTCATGACTCTACTTTAGTAGCACTAAGCTCTAATATAACTTCTTTTAATATAAGTGCTAATACCTTAACTATAGATTATAATACTGCAGAAGTAGCAGCAGTAGTTAAAAATGCTTTATTGCCTTCTCCTTTTTATGTAGAACTTCAGCAAATAATAGAGCCTACAATATCTACTTCTAATACTTTTTTTGTGTCGGGGGCTCTTAGTATACTGTCTAATACTCATAATGTTGCTGAGCAGGCAGGCGTTTTATCCTTACCTTTAGGAGTAGTGCCTCCTGCTAAAGGATTAATAAGCACTTTTGTAAACGGTAGCTTAATTGAAGAAGAAGCCACTGAGTTTTCTTGGTCTACAGGAGACGACTATATAGAGCATAATATTGCTTCAAGTGACTTACAGATAATTACTTCAGTAGAAAACTATTCTTCTCCTGCATTTGAAAGTAAAGACAGCATATTTATAGTTGATAACGAACAATTAAATACAATAAATTCAGTATCGTATATAGCTTCTTCTCCTACTTATAATTCTGCTCTAACTTCTTCCGACTTTTTTAAGGTAAAACTTACAGATAATATTGCTTCTTCTGTAGGTAAGACTGCTATAATGAATACGTCAGAAGACTTAATTGCAGATATTACTTCTATTGATAATATAAATAATAAAATAACTATTACTTATGACGATCTTAAATATGATAAAGGATATGAACTAGCAAATAATGGTATTTATATACTGGCTCCTTTTAGTTATAATGATTTTAACTCTGTAACTTTGGTAGATAGTAAGATACAAACTCCAGCTACAGCAGGTGTATTTGTATTTCAGGTATCTGCTATAAATGAGTTTAATAGATCTAGTGTTCCTATTACTCAAAGTGTGGCTACATCTTATCCTCCATTAGGACAAGTACCTGAAGACCAAGTAGTCTTATCTGAAAATTTATTTAGAGATAGAACTAAAGGTATTATGTCAAGAGTAATAGGTCAGTTTCCTCATATTATAAATAGAAATGTAAAAACTTATGATATTAGCTACAAGATAGTACAGTTATCAGGATCAGATCCTCATCCTAGTGGAATGACTAATTTTACTAGTTTTATAGTAGATGCCAATGAAGCTGGTGAAGATGGTAATATTCATTTTAATATAAACAACTTAGATTTAGGACAGGCAGGAAATGTTTACTCTCTTCAAGTAAAAATTCTTCCTATAAACGGATTAATATCTGGTATTCCTGTATATAAGTCAATTACTTTATCTGGTAAATCTGCTAGACCCTTACCATTAAATAGTTTTAATCTTAATCAGACTAACGACTCTATAGTTTTTGATATTGAATATCCCGTTGATTCACAAAATAATTTAGATGAATTAGATATTTTACATACAGAAATTAGATCTTTAAAACCAGTAGTAAGTGTTAATTCTCAAAATAGTATTAATGATGCTTTCTTAAGGGGCGATAAAGTAATGCTTTTACCTCATCCTCTAAGTAGAGCAGAAATATCTTTAGATAGGTTTGTTTCTGGCTCTTATACTTTCTCAGCAAAAACTGTAGATACTAGTGGTAATTATTCTTTAAACGCTTTGGCTAGAAATTTACAAGTAGAAATATCTACACAAACAGATACTCTAGCTATATGGAATGAAGCGGCTCCTAATACTAATATATCCTCTTCAGTAGGTAATTACAATTATGGGGATAATGTATTTGTAGGGGCTACAGAAGTAGATAATGGAGGTTTTGTTTATCACGTAGACCCTGTAACTTCTGTAGTGCTAGGAGTAGATACTCCTTCTAGTTTAGCAGAAGATGCAAACGCATCCTCTAATGGTTTTTCATGGGCGCAAGGTCAATATCAAGGAGTAGATAAAACAGACTTGCTTATTACTTCTGCTAACTCTGTATATATAAGCCCTGTTAGAGATTTAGGTTCTGTAGTACGAGGAAACATTGTTATTTCTAGCCTAGTAAACTCTTCTTTATTAGAAAAGTTTTTAGATGTGTCTCAAGACTTAATAGTAGGAGTAGCTGAGGGGCACACATCAGAGGCTAATGTTTTATTTGACTCAGACTTTGCTATAGGAACAGTAGTAGGATATAATAATGCAGAATCTTCTTTTTCTTTCAGTAATACTCATAATACTATAACTGATGGTTCTGCTAATAATAAGGTGTTTGTAGTTGTAAACCCTGGACAAGAAGTTGTAGGCTCTATGGATGCTGCCGATGACGTTTCTAATATACATAGTTATGCTCTTATCGCAGGCGCTATAAATACTAATGCTATAGAATTAAGTGCTGTATACTACGCTAATGGAAAACCTGTACCTACAGGAAATGCTACAAATAGTACTGCTCTTTCCAATATAACTCAGTCTGGAAGCAGCTATAAATTAGTAGATATGAATCAGTTTATAGACGCCTTCGGAACTAGAGATTTTTCTCCTGATGTAGAAGTATCTAAGAATGTTTATGTAAGATTCTCATCTTCGAATGTTTTTGAGGCTTCTGATAATGTTTCTTCTAAACCTCATGGAAATGTGAATGTTTCTCTATTTGATGAGGGGGATGATGAAGAAAACTGGCAATCAAACTATTTTGGTTTAAGACGTTTTAGGTATTTTCAAGTTAAAACGGAGTTTGATATAAATGATTATGGAGACTCAGCAAATACTTTTATAGACGAATTAAACTATGAAGTCAGGGGCATAAAAAAAGAATTTACAACAGTTGTAAGCTCTACTAACAAAATTCAAGGAAACTTAGTAGTGGACTATAGCAGTGCAGAATTTTTTAGAATACCTACAGTATTTACTCAAGTACTATCTGCTAATACCAGCCTTATATCTAGAACTAGCGATTTGACAAATGAAAGTTGCAATGTTACTATATTTAATACCCAAAACGGGAATATTGTTGACGATCCCAATATTGAAATAACAATTTCTGCTACAGGAGCATAAAATGGCCATAACTACTTCAAATACTTTTCATACAGCTGCTATCTCTGACACTATATCGAGTGCTAGAGGTTACTGGAATTCCAGTTTTCAAGCTCTGTTAAGAAATTTTAATAGCGCCAATGCTACTCCTAATGCTAATAACTTAAACTTTGAAGGGGCACTTACTACTGAGCCTGAGGGTATGTTATATTATAACAATACTACGGGAGGTATGTACTTACACACTACTAAGTTTGGTCAAGGTCCTTATGGAAATTTTAGAAGAGCAGGACTAGGTACTAGACCTTATGCTACTGTAGCTGCCGCTGTTTTAGATAGTGCGGTGTTAGATCCAGGAGAGTTAATAGTAGTAATTAATGATACAGGAGGTACTGCTGCAAATAACAGAGTTTACTTAGTATCTGATGATAACAAACATTTAATAGATGTAGGAATACCTACAACTGATGGGGTTATATCTAATAATACTATAGTTTCTAAAAGTATTACTGGAAACGAAATAGCTGATAATGCTATCACATCTGATCATATAGCTCCTGGAACGGTAATAGAAACAGATTTTGCAGATGAATCAGTTACCGACAGTAAATTAGATTCTTCCTTAGTTATGCTAAGCATGGTGTTGTAATGTTTTCAAAAGTTTTATTTGGATTTTTGTTAGCTAGTCTTAGTGCTTCAGGTTTTTTATTTTGGCAAAATAACGTCTTAAAAGAGAATCTAGTGAAGATAGAAGCAGTTTATGAACGTCAAAAAACGACCATATTAGAAATGGAAAAAAGTTTTTCAACTTCTGTGGAAGAAAATTCAAAGTTACAAAAAGCTTTAACAGCACAAGAAACTGCTATAGATAGTTTACGAAAGACACTTACTAAACATGATCTTACTAAGATAGCAAAGTCTAAACCAGAAATATTAGAAAAGAAGATAAATGATGCGACTAATGAATTGCTCAATGATATTACCTCTTTTACTAGTGACTAGTTGTGGTATAATACCTAGAGAAATAGAAGTAATTGAGACAGAGATAAAAACTCCAATTATTTTTCAAGAGGCTCCTAAAGCAGTGGAGACCTATCCTATAAACTTTAGAGTTATAAATGAAAATAATTTAGAACAGTTTTTAGCAGAAATGAGATCTTTAGAGGGAGAAGTAGTTTTTATAGCTCTAGATGTTAGAGATTATGAAAAGTTAGCTCTGAATACTCAAGATCTTGTTAGATATATAAAACAACAAAAAGAAATAATAATTTATTATGAAACACTATTAGAAGGGGATTAAGGTGTTAATTTAATATACTACTTTAAATAATATCTATTATTTAAGTAATACGGAGGCAGTTTAAATGATAGATCCAATAACGGCTATTACTGCGGCTACGGCTGCATTTAATGGGGTAAAAAAACTCGTAGCTGCTGGTCGAGATATAGAAGATGTAGTAGGTCAGCTTGGTAAATGGTATGGAGCTGCTGCAGACTTAAATCGAGCAGAAGCCCAACGAAAAAATCCACCAATGTTTAGTAAACTATTCAATAGTGGGTCAATAGAAGAAGAAGCTTTAGGAATAATAGTACAAAAGAAAAAACTAGAAGAGCAAGAGAAACAACTTCAAGACTTGTTAAATATACGATTTGGTTTTGGTACTTGGAAAGAGATGGTAGAGCTTCGTAGAAAAATTAAAAAGGAAAGAGAAGAAACTCTTTATAAGCAGCAAGAAAGAAAAGCTGCTTTTTTTGAAGGGCTTCTTTTAATAGGGTTAATAGCTCTAGGAGCGGGTATAGTAGGTATAACTACTTTTTTAGTGGGTACTGGCGCTGGTTGGTGGTAATATGGCCACTGGTCTACACTACTCTAACTATGATTTTTATAGATAATCAACCCCCTTCAACCTTAGTAAGAGTATGTAGATATCAACATCCAGAATTAGTATGGAACACAAGACAATACTGGATATGGGAGTGGCAAACTTGTCCTCTCGGAATTATTAGAAATAAATAATTTCAAAGGAGAACTACATATGGCAGCTGCAAAAACACTGCAACCTGATTCTATTTTTGCGGAACTAGACGCAGATGGAGATGGTATAATCACAGACGAAGAAATGTCTCGTGCAAAAGAAATAGCAGAATTTGAACATAAACGTAATATGCAAGAAAACGAAGATAAAAAAGAAGATCAAATAAGGGCTATGGCATGGTTTGCTCTTTGGGGTATGTTACTGTATCCTATTTTAATATTAGCTACTTCTTTTTTAGGAGTAAAGGATGCCGCACAGTTAATAGGAGATATAGCTCCTACTTATTTTGTAGCTATTGCCGGACTAGTTGCTGCATTCTTTGGTGCTCAGGCATACTCAAAATCAAAAACTAGTACAGATAAAAAATAAAAAGGAGACAACAATTGGAAAATAAATATCAAAAATGGATAGATATGGCTACTGCTGTAGATTCTTGGAGAATATTTCCTAGACTATTTATTACTACTTATATTTACTTATTATATAAAGTGGTTGTATGGTACATGGGAATAGAAGATCCTACTATGGAGCAATCAGGTTTAGTAAGTATAGTAGTAGGTGCGGGTGCTGCATGGTTTGGCCTATATACCGGATCGGGAAAAAGTAAATAAAAAAAGTAAATATTACTGTAGCAGACTTAGTATTGTTTATGGTAATTTTTATTGTATGGTTAGATACTTCTTGGTTAGATATAACCTACTCAAAGTATGTGCTTAAAATACAAGACTTTGTTGAAAGTATTTTTCCTTTTCTATCATTTTTATTATATTAAACTAAAAAGAGGGCATAAGCCCTCTTTTTTTTATACTGCTTCTCGTATCATTGAGAAATAGTTTCGTGAGTAATAACCTTCTAACTCTTTATAACTTCCTAATAGTTTTCCATTCATATAAATACAAGGAGAATAATTCAACCCTTTTGATATAGCTTCTTGAGCAGTAGACTCACTATGAGTTTGATGGTGTATATGCTCTTCTCCATGTTCTTTTAGCAATTGTAGTGCTTTTTGTGACCAATCACAGTTAGGTATAGATACCATACTCCAAACTACTTTTTTTGAGTTATCTTTCAGCCAGCTTGCTGGCTTAGGCGGAGACGGGATAGTCTCTTCTTTTTTTACAGGTATAGGCTTCTTAACGGGGTTAGGTTTATTAGTAGCTTTAGCTGTAGTAGATTTTTCTGTCATAATTAACTCCTTTAATGTAATATACCTAGAATATCAGACTCTTTTACTATTAGAAGATCTTCTCCATCAATAGTTACTTCTGTGCCTGACCACTTACCAAACAAAATAGTATCTCCCGTAGATACAGATAAGGGTACTAATTCCCCATTATCTTTTCTTATTCCTTTGCCACAAGCTACTACTGAACCTTCTGCAGGTTTTTCTTTAGCACTTTCAGGAATTATAATACCTCCTGAAGTAGTTTCTTCTGTTTCTGTTCGTCTAACAAGCACCCGATCTTGAAGAGGTGTTAATGCCATAATATTTTCTCCTTATGTTAATTTATTTACTATAGGGAATATAGATGCAATAACATCAGCGCATGCATGTGCTATATCCATGTGTTCTTTTTGTGTGCCGTTAGCACTTCTTAGCTCAATATAGTGTACCCAGCTACGTATAGACCCATTCATATATAGCTTAGTTTTAGTATTACCCTCTGGCAGTACCGCTCGTGCTTGTTCTTTTGCTATACCATTATCTATAGCCCACTCATAAGCCGTAATAGCAGAATGCCAAACATTACGCTGATGTTGTTCCCATACTGTGTGTAAATTTACATCATCAGTAATAACGCTATTCTGTCTATTTTTAGTATCCTGTAGTCTAGCTTTTCTAGGAACAAAAACATCTCCCATTTCTGAAGGATTTGCGTACCTCTGAGAAAACTCTTGAAAAGCAAAAGACCTGTGCCTAACTATTTGATGAGCAATATCTCTAGTAGTTTCGATCTCCATTACTACATTTGCCATCTCTAAAGGCGACCAATGTTGATGTTTAATTAAATACTTAATAAGTCTTTCACTTGTTTCTGTGTTTATCTGTGCCGCAGGGTTTGATACTTTTGCACAAAAAGCAATTAGCTCTTGTAAGTCAGTTAACCCTTCTTCTTCAAATACTTCTGTAGCTTTACTATAGCTTACTAATTTTACTTTCATTATTATACCTTTGTTAGGGCTTCACCCATAATTGTTTTTATAACTTCAGGATTTTCTGACATATTAATAGCTTCTTCTAAATAAGTATTTAGATCCATTAGTTGTTTATTAAGTAATAGTATTTCTTTACCACTATTTAAGTTTTGTATGTATTTAGCCTTACCTGCTATAGGTAGATTGTTAATCAGATTATCTAAATTTTTGTATTCTTTTACTAAAGATTGACTACGTTTTTTACCTATACCATCAATACCCATAATCCCATCACTTTTATCTCCTTCAATAATTCTAGAGAATAAAAACTCTTGAGGAGTAAACTGCCAATCTTCATGTAAAGAGTCTAGAGTTATTTCTTTTCTAGAGAATAGATTGAATATATTAACATTATGATCTAGTAGTTGATATAAATCTCTATCGCTAGATACAATCCATACATTGTCATACTGTTCTTTTAGATTATTTGCTAGGTACGTTATTAGATCATCAGCTTCAATACCTTTAAATTTGTAATGTTCAAAAGGTAATAACTCTGTGGTATCTTTTAAACAGTTGAAAAAACCTGTGAATCTAATTTTTTCTTCTTCTGTTCTCTCTACTTTTCTATTTTGTTTATACCCAGGATAAATAGCTTTTCTATAAGAAGAAGCGCCTACATCAAAGCAACAAACTATTCGTTTCGCAGAATAGCTTTTTCCTAGACTACTAATAGTTTTAATGTACTCTTGAGAGTAATCATCAAAGTTAGGTCTATGTAAGTATCTAAAAGCTACATTATTCGCATCAATCAAAAGAAGGTTGTTTTCTTCATATTTATCTTGTTCTAGCTCGGCTAGATCATTCCAACTTGCACTCATTAAATTTTCTCCATATTTATACTTTATAATATAATATATTTAATCACTAAGCAAGTTAAATCTAACTTAAGTAGGTTCTAATTTTACAGCCTCTAACACCCACTCATCAAATAAACCCATTTTAAAGTATAAGTCATCTACTCTAACAGTTATTTGATTAGACACCTCAACTTCATTAGCCCAACAACAGTATACTTTACCTCTATCCCACTTATATATTAATAGTGGTTCTTTTTTCATAGTATCTGCTTCTCTTATAGTTTGTTTCCAAAAGTCTAATAGTAAAGCAGATTTTTTAGCTGTTAATAAATTATTCCAATTTATTTCTTTGTGATGTTTAGCCTCTATACAATATGTAAAATTTGGAAGCCAAGGACAGTATACGTCTCCTTTGAGATACTCTAATGCGCCTGATAAGGGCACTCTTTCAAACTTATTATTAAAATGTTTAGAAAAAAGATCTCTAACTACGTACTCAAAACTTCTTCCTTTAGTTTTACTTTTACTACTCATAATATCTCCTTTGTACAATACTAATATAAAAAAGAACCATAAGTCTAATATAATATAAAAAAAGAGCCCTTATTGGACTCTTTTTACTTTTATACTACAAGTATTTACCATCAGGAGTATGAGTACTTGAGTTATACCAAGCCCATATAATACAATTAAACTTACTGTAACGACTATACCAAGGGCCTATATCCGTTACACCAAGACACCAACCTTGATGTCTTAAGTGATAATACCAGTCAACAATTCTTTTATATCGTTGGATCATACTGCTCTCCATTATAGCCTGGATATGTATCTTTATCTTGAACACCAGAGTTGCAGCCCACAACTACGATTAATAAAAATACTATAGACCATAAGGTTACTCTTTTACTCCACATAATAAACAAGTTAAAAGTTTTCTCTGCTTCTATTTGTGCTTGCTCTCTTGGTGTCATATTCTATTACCTTTTAGTGCAAAATACATTCCACCTACCCATAGTAAGACATGGAAATGATCATACAATATTACGTCCCAAAAACTTTCTGGTTGGCTTGTCCATATAACTCCAGTCAATATACTTGCAATAGTAATACCTGAGAAACGTGTAATTAGATCGCCTATCTCTTTAAAATACTTTTGATGGATGATCAAACCTCCTACTAACAATCCTAACCCTGCTCCTAGTTCACCTAGTACAACAAAAGCCCAGACAAGTAATGTTAGTTCTACAGGGGAGTCTTCTACATTAATTGGCCACTTGTCAAGACCTTGCTGTAGAAAAACTACAACAAGGGGGATTCTTAACAACCAATGAGTCATACAAAACTCTGGAATACGGCTTACCCAACTCATAGCTCAGCCAATAGTTCTTTTAGTTTCTTCTTTGACTTGCCACGAACTTTGGCACCTGAGATATCATTGTCTCCGTCACCTACAACAACAATAGCAATCATGCCCATTGTTTTGTGTGGAGTACACTGATACAAATACACACCCGGTGTATCAAATGTAATAGAAACTTCTTTGCTAAGTTTTGATTTTTTTGGCGCTTTCCATCCATCTGGGCCCGCAATAAATTCTACATTGTGACCTTTTTGTGTTGGTAGCCAAGTAATTGTATCGCCTACATCAATACGTGCGATATCTTCACTGTACACCATTTTAGCGCCATCATCACGCTTGTTTAACATTTCGATAGTCATGTCTTCTGCAAATGCTGGTGTCGCTAATGATGCCATTATAGCAACTGTATATAGTAATTTTTTCATTTTATTTCCTTTTGTTATGCATTTCTTGAATCTGCAATATACAACGTTTGGCTTCCTCGTGGTAACCCATTCTTGCGAGCTCCGCTGCTGCTCTGGAGTACCCAATCGTCTGTGTAAACCGATCTAAGGAAGACCACAAACCCGACAAGGGTGAGAAGATATAGTTTGTTACTAAAGCTGTCATTATAGCCACCCCCTATTTTCAATTTTAGAGCCTGAACGAGCTACATGGTAAATGTCGCCTCGGGTAAGACCTATATCTTCTAAGTCATAGTCTGATAATCTAGATAGCTCTTTTATAGTTTGTTTAGTTATGCGCTTTTGTTTATAATACTGTGCAAAAGTTCGTAAAGAATCTATTAAGTTTTCAATTATTTTAGTAGAGAAATTATGTGCTATTAATATATGCTGTGTCATTATACCCATCCTCTTAAGTTAGGATTCATGTTCCCGTATATTAATTTCTTTTGTCTTCTCTCTAGGTCTACTAGGTCAGTAGATTGAGCTAGGTACTCATTAATTCTTTCTTGCTCTGTTTTTGGTTTTAATTTACTAAATAGTCTTTTTAAAAGTTTCATGTTTTTCTCCTTCTATACTTATAGTATATAATAAAAAGGCTCAAAAAACAACTATAATTATGTCAAACCCGGTATGCACAGTTTGCATAGCTTAGAGGTACAAAATGCTAAAATAAAATAACCAGAGATTGCTCTCTGGTTATAATTAATGGTGCTCCCACACGGACTCGAACCGCGGACCTATTGATTACAAATCAATTGCTCTACCAGCTGAGCTATAGGAGCTTTATAAACTAAATCCTTCGAATGATTTATCACTAACATCTTTTTTTGTGCCACCGATAACATAACTAGAAATTTCAGTTTCTTGAGGGGCTACTTGTACTTCTGCCCCACTTATCCATTTTTGAGTCCAAGGAAGAGGGTTAGCTCTAGGAACACTAAAATCAGGCTTTACTCCTGCAGCTACTAGTCTTTTATGAGTTATCCACTCTACGTAGTCACTTAGTAATTGAGCATTCAAACCAATCATTGAACCATCTTTAAATAAGTATTCTGCCCATTGTTTTTCCTGCTCCATAGCTTCTGTAAACATACTTCTAACAGTATCCTCACACTCAGGAATAATAGTAGCATAATCAGGATCATCTTTAGGTAATAATTTAATCATTTGCTGTGTGGAGGCAAGATGTAAGTTTTCATCGCGGGCAATTAATTTAATAATCTTAGCGTTGCCTTCCATCTTCTTTAGTTCGGCAAATGCCCAACTACATGCAAAGCTTACATAGAAACGAACACCTTCTAAGATATTAACACTAGCTATGCAAAGATACAATAATTTTTTAAGCTCATACATATCAACTACGTACTTTTCACCATTAATTGTGTGGGTTCCCTCACCAAATAATTGATATAGTTTGCTTAATCTTAGAAGCTCATCATAGTACTTAGTAATATCAGAGGCGCAGTCTGTGATCTCAGTAACATTCATCATCTCATCAAATATAATACTAGGATTAGTATAAATATTTCTAATAATATGAGTGTAGCTACGAGAGTGAATAGATTCACTAAAAGTCCAAGTTAAAATCCAATTTTCTAACTCTGGAAGACCTACTATTCCTCCAAAAGCTTCTACAGGAGCTCTTCCTTGAACAGAATCTAGTAAGATTTGCCGTTTTAAGTTTGCAGTAAAAATATGCTGCTCATGCTCTGTTAAACCTCTAAAATCTTTACTATCTTTAGTTACATCTATCTCTTCTGGGCGCCAAAAGAAACCTAACTGCTTATCTGTAAGTTTATCAAATTGTTTATACTTTAAAGTATCATACCTCTGAATGTCTACTCCTCCTTCGGGATCTAAAAACATTAGGGAGGTTAAGTGTTTATTTCTGCTGTTTTCATTTAATACTGACATAATTTTTTCCTTTATAATACACAACTTTCACAATAGTCATCATACTCTTCGTCTGAGTCAAAACTATCTCTGTCTAATTCTTCTTTATCTTCTAAGCTACTTAAGTCTAATTCCCCTTGTCCATCATAGGTATTAAAGTAGTATAGTTGTTTACCGCCATACTTATAAAACATTAATAGATGCTGTAACATTAAACTCATAGGTATTTTTTCTTCTTCAAAGTATTGAGGATTGTAACTTGTATTAACACTAATTCCTTGATCAATATACTTCTGCAGTACGGCCATAATCTTAATATACCCTTCTGGAGAACGTTGATCCCATAATAAATCATATTTATTCTTTAGTTTATGTATACCAGGAACTACTTGTTTTAATACTCCATGTTTAGACTGTTTAATACTTACTAAACTTCTGGGAGGTTCAATACCGTTAGTACTATTACTTATCTGTGCGCTAGTTTCTGCAGGCATAAGAGCCATTAGTGTTGAATTACGAATACCTGTTGTTTTTAACTGCTCACGTAGCCCTTCCCAATCCATACGCTCTACATGAGGAACTAGTTCATCTACGTCTTTCTTATATGTTTGATTAGGTGTAAGGCCGTGTCCATATTTTGTTTCCATAACTCCTGGGCAGGCACCCTTATCAACAGCTAAATCTGCGCTTGCTTTAATTAAGTAATAACTCCATGCTTCTGCCCATTCATCTATCAGAGACAATCCTTGCTCATCTATATCTTGATAATTAAGATTATTTTTAGCTAACCAGTATGCAAAATTAATAATACCAACGCCTAAAGGCCTTCTTTTTTCTGTAGATAGCTGTGCTGCACGTAAAGGATAATCTTGATAACTTAATAGAGCATCTAGTCCTCTTACGGCTAAAGCCCCTACTCTCTCAAAATCCTCTTTACATTTTACATTGCCCCAATTAACAGCGCTCAAAGTACATAGACTTATTTCACCTTCTTCATCAAATATGTCTTTTAAAGGCTTAGTAGGTAAGTCTATCTCTGCACATAGATTAGACTGATGAATAGGAGCTATCTTTTCATCAAAACTAGAATGTGTATTAGCATGATCTACATTTTGTAAATAGATACGTCCTGTATTTTTACGTTCTTCCATAAAGGAAGAAAATAGATCAATAGCACTTACAGTTTTCTTTCTTAGCTTTGTGTTTTTTTCTGCGCCCTCGTACATAATTTTAAAAGTATCAGGGTCATTAAAGAATGAATCGTACAATCCTGGAACATCACTAGGAGAGAATAAGGTTATATCTCCTCCAGTAATTAAGCGCTCATAAAATAACTTATTGAATTGTACTCCATAGTCCATATGTCTTACACGGTTTTCTTCTGTGCCTTTATTATTCTTTAATACTAATAAGTCTTCTACTTCAAGATGCCATATAGGGTAATATAAAGTAGCCGCCCCGTTTCTAACACCTCCTTGAGAGCAACTTCTTGTAGCTGCTTGAAACATCTTATAAAAAGGGATTACCCCTGTATGATAGGCGTCTCCTTTACGTATGGGAGAACCGATAGACCTAATTCTTCCTGCTCCAATACCAATACCGGCTTTTTGACTGACGTATTTAACGATACTAGAACTAGTAGCATTAATACTGTCAAGACTGTCATCAGCTTCAATAAGTACGCAAGAAGAGAATTGTCGTTGTGGCGTACGCAGACCCGCCATGATAGGAGTAGGCAGGCTAAGCTCATGCAAACTAATAGCGTCATAATAATCTTTTACCCATTTTAATCTAGTTTCTTTAGGATAGTTAGCGAACAGTGTCATAGATATTAACATATAGGCTACTTGAGGTGTTTCGTATATAATCTCTTCAACTCTATTTTGTACTAAATATTTACCTCTAAATTGCTCCATAGCAACATAAGTTAATTTATCATCTCGTACATGCTTTATATACTTATTAATAGTTGAAAATTCTTTTCTAGAGTAGTTTTCTATAAGTTCAGGATCATAAAATCCTAATTTTACATTTTTATCTACTATAGAATAAAGATCAGGAGGGTCAAATTGACCGTATACTTCTTTACGAAGATTATAGTTTATTAGTCTTCCTGCTACCCATTGATAATTAGGAGTTTGCTCGGATATTAAATCTGCGGCACTTTTTATAAGTGTTTCTTGTACGTCTGAAGTTTTAATACCGTCAAAAAACTGTATTTGACTTTTAATCTCTACTTCACTAGGACTTACTCCTGCTATACCCTCACAAGCTAAAAAAACTACCTTATGTAGTTTTTCAATGTTTAGATCTTCTTTTTTACCTGTTCTCTTTATAACCTGTATCATGGCACTCCTTTATACTATCCTACTCATATTATTTTCTTTTACTATCTCTATCTTAGGTATTAGAGGGTGATTATAGTCGTGACTAATAAGAAAAACATTCAATCCTTCTTCTACAGATAGAACTTCAAATAGCTTTTCTTTTCCTGCCTCATCTAATACCCCTGTTATCTCATCTAAAAATAATAGATTTAAACTATTGCCGCCTATTTTAGAAAGAGTAGACCTTACTGCAAGTAATACGCTTGTTTGTACTCTACTAAACTCTCCGCCTGATAAAGACTCAATAGTTACTTCTTTACCTTCATTAATAACAATTACATTTAGTTTTTCTCCTGTTAACCTAAATAATACTGAAAATTGACCATCAGATAGTATAGATAGATATTTATTAATAGTTTGTTCTAAATCTTTTGCTACATTTTCTAGTTTAAAGGCTACAATACCTGATGAAGAAAATGCTTTTTTAAGTATTTGAATATTGTTAACCTTATCTTGAAGATTTAGTATATCATTTCTTAATACTAGCTGTCTAGATAAAAATTTTTCCTTTTCCTCTGAAAATAGATCTACTTTTGTGTTATGCACCCTAATATCTTCGTTTATTTTTTCTGTATAATTTTTTTCTGTTCTTTGATTTTTTAAGGTCTTTTTTAAACTACTTAATTCTGTTTGTATTTCTCTTTTATCAGGAACGTCAGTAGGAAGAGTCTTATCAATTAAGTTAGAAATAGTCTCAAATTTTTCTATGTTTTTTTGATTTATCTCATATTTTCTAAGTAAAGATTTATACATATCATTTTTAGCCGTTAAAGAAATAAACTTATCTTTATAGTTATTATAAATAGTCTTACTATCTTCTATTTGTTGTTCAAATTTATTTTTTTGTATTATAGATTGAGATATGTCTAACTCTTGCCCACAGGCATAACATTTATCTTCTAAATCTAGTCCTTTTAACTTTTTACTAGTATCTTCAACAACTCTTTTAGCATTATTAGCCGTTTCTCTAGCTTCTTGTATTTCTTTATCTAAGTTTGGATCTTCTGGTTTTTCTAAAGACACATCAAAAGAAATAGCTTCTAACTCTTTAATATTTATATTATTCTTATCTATCTGTCTAGTATCTTTTTCTAGGTTAGCCAGAGAAGCTTCTAGTTTAATAATTTCTTCCTCTAAGGACGGGTCTATATCTATTATCTCTACAAACTCTTTTTTACTTCCTATATTTATATTTGAGATACTAGTTTCTATTGCTTTCTGTTCGCCTTTCAAAGAAACTAATTTACGTTCTTCTTCTGTGCCTGTTTTTTTTATCTCTTCTCCAATAGTTAAATATTTTTCTAAACTAAATAGGTTTATTAAGAATTTTTTTCTATTAGAGTCTGTAGCTTTTAAAAAGTCTAGTAAATCTGTCGAGCTTTGATAGGATAATTGAGAAAACACTTCAAAAGTCATGCCAAACAGAGAGTGTAATTTTTTATAAGTATCTAGAACTTTATGTTCTGATATATCTTCTTTTCCTTTATATAAAACTACTTTAGTTTGTGCTCCTGATCTTTTAACGTCTAAGGTGTATTCTATAGAGTCTACAGAAAAAATTAAATTAGCAGACCAGTTTTTTGAGTTGGAGTATTTGTTTAGTATGTCTCCCTTTTTAATTCCTTTAATATTTTTATTAAATAGTATTTCTTGTAGTATAAAAGCAATAGAGCTTTTACCGCTACCATTAGGAGCAGATAACTGAGTTATCTTTTCTTTATCTAGTTGTATAGATATATTTTCTCCATAACTATACATATTACTAAATTTTAAAGTTTTTAGAATAATAGACATAATTTATTTTATACCTAACTCTTTAAATTGATTTATAATAGGTTGTTTATCTTCTATTTTTATATAAGATAAGTACTCTTCTAATTCCTCTACTAAGCTTTTATTTCTAAGATCCAGTTTAGAATCTTCTGTGGGTTGTATAGCTATTTTTTTATCTATTAAGTCTGAGTTCTCTATTTTAGATACTTCATCTATAGACCCTGTAATTTCATATATTACATGGTCATACTCATGAGGAATTATGTCTTTTTGTTTAGATACTGTTTTTCTAATTAATTTAGGAAGCTTTAAATCTACAAACTCTCGTGAATAGTTTTGAGAGTCTATACAGTTAAATATATCTATACCATACTGTCGTTTAAAATCTCTATCGAAGTGAGTATTTAAAGGGCTGCCAGGATAGTAAGCACTATAATCTTTGTACTTATGATTAAAATGCAAGTCTCCTAGTAGTATTAAAGGCCATTCTCTTAATTGTTCAAAATCAAACTCTTCACTTACATGAGGAGGGACTTCTCCTCTTATATGTGTTACTAAAATATCATCCTTTACATACTTAGGTATATTACCTATTTGCATCTCCCCGTAAGGAAAAAACTGAAACCATTTGTTATGGGAAGAGTATCTAGCATTTTTTGTTACTATTTTTACTTTGGTGTTAGTTATAGCATTATCTTGATTAAAGTACTCTAAAAAGGTCTCTCCTTTTTTAGTGGCTTCATGGTTTCCAGGTATTATAAAAGTATCTATAGTTACTGAGTTAATATAACTAAGAAATAAACAAATCTCATCAGGTTCCGGTTTTTTATCAAAAACATCTCCTGCTATAATATGAACGTCACAAGAAGATTCAAGCTCACGTAACTTTTGAAACATGAGCTTAAATCTATTTTCTTGCCAAGCATATGGCACTTTCTTTTTTCTTAATAGTATATGCCAGTCTGCGCTGGAAAGAATTTTAACCGCCATAATTAAATATTTTGTTTAAGTTTCCTTGAAAAGTAAAAGAACCAACATGATTAAGCTTAGTATTGGGGTCTACCCATATCTTACCCCCTAAAGCTTGCCATCTCCTACAAAAAGTATAGTCCTCAGATAAATACCTATTATCTTTAGGATCATGTATTGTATCAAATAGAGAATAACAGTACTTATTAAACTTTGGATCTATAGAGCTATCGTTCTTATAAAATAAATCTGGATAGGCTTCAAACATAGCTTTAACTACTTCTTTTTTTATAATAAAAAATCCTGTAGAAGCATCTAACACTTCTACGGCGCCATCTGAACTAGCTACTTTTTTAGTTTCTCTGTTTTCAAACTTTAAATTTATAGCATACTCAGCCCCAAAAGTTGCAGGATCTTCTTCTTTTCTTTCTACTGCTCTACTAACTCCTGCCCAGTCTACTGTTTTCTTTGGGTAAGCTGCAGCAGTTATATTCTTATTCATAGCTAACATTCTTAATACTGAATCCGCCTCGAATTCTATATCAGCATCAATAAACATTAAATGAGTAGCTGACTCATCTGCCATAAACATAGCTGTTAATATATTTCTAGCTCTAGTTACTAAGCTTTCATTTCTTAAGGTTGTAATTCTAAAATTAATACCGTTTTGAATCATAGCTTGAGACAGCTTAAACATACTTAAAAAATATTGATCTGTAACCATTCCTCCATAACAAGGGGTAGCAAAGAATATATTCATTTTTTTAAGCTCTTCAGAGTCTAACTTTACTTGTTGAGGCCCTACCTGATTAAAATATGCTTTTCCGTCTTCAGGTATTTTTACCCCTTCTAAAGAGGGATTACCTATTCCCTTAGGAGTAGATAGCTCTTTAAAAGCTTTAGCATCGATAGATGTTTCTGATTGAGATTCTTTAGGTTTGTTATTAGCCTCAGAAGAAGTTTTAGGGGAGCTGGAAGGCTCCCCTTTACTACCTGAGTACTCAGATAATTTTCTTTTAGTCATTAAATATCTTCCATTCTTTCATCATCGTCTACTCTTAAATCAGCAGCTACTGCTTCTGAAAAATAGGCGGTATTACGAAGTAAAAATTCTTTTTGAGCTTCATAGGTTGGACGTTTGAAGATTTTCTCTAGCTCAAAAAGTTCAGCATTTTTTTCTTCTTCTGTAAGAGGTACAGTTCTTCTAGAAGGGATACAAGTATATTTTACATTCATAACTTGTGGTCCAGTTTTTTCTTTCTTGATAGTAATGTCATATCCTTCTTCTGTGTCTGAAGGATTACCGTACTCTGGGTTCATAGCATAATCTAAGATTTGTCTATAAATAGTAGGTTTAAGATCGAATAGCTTAATAGTACCATCTTTTCTATCTACTGCATTACATACATAAGAGAATACAGGTTTATCTTGATAAATATCAGGATCAATTTCTTTTACAGGATCAATGCCTTCCTGCTCTTGAAAGGTTTCATTTTCTCTTACGAAACTTAGACACTCGATAGGAGTTCTTTTACCTTCGTTATTGGTTACCCAATAAACAAAACGAGGCATCACGTCTCCAATTAATCTAAGTTTATTTTCTCCTTCTGTGAGCTTAATACGCTCAATATTTCTATTCCCCCCGCTATTATTTGCAGGTTGTACTTTTAAGTTTGTCCATTGTAAGGCCATATTATTTCTCCAATATAAGTTTTATTTTCCGATCAGAATGGTTTATAAGAGGATTTTTATGATATTTTGTATCTACAAAATAATCAGGCAAAAATCTATTTTTATTATCTAAACTTCTCTGACCAAGGATATGTAGGTAATCGCTTTTGATATTACTAGGAAGAGAATAGTGTAACCATGAACCGTTTGTCATATAACACTGAGGCTCTTCTATTGTAAATCTAGAGACGATTTTATCAGGATATTTATCAAAATATCCTTTAGTAATAAGAAATTGTGGAAAGTTATCTATTTTTAACTTTTCTTTTAAGTTATAAAAGTTATTAGATATTATTTTATTAGGTCCTATAGCTACGGCAAAGGTTAATAAAACTTCTGCATCTTTAATATTTTTAGCAGCTTTTTTTATTTCTAATATATTTAATAGTATACGCTTCATGAGACCTGCTGTCAATATTAATTTGAATTTATATGAAATTGTTGCTTATCATACCATTGTAATCTTTTTTCTTGCATGTTTTTTACTATAGGTCCTCGTAGCCAAAAGTCTACAATGAGAGGAAATTTCTTTTCCTCGTGTTCTCTTACTATCCTACCTATTCTCTGTTCTAGTTTAGCATAGTTATTTTGAGGACAGGTAAAGAATATAGTATCTAATCTATGACAAGATATTCCTTCATCAAATATTTTTGTACTTAGTATAGCATTAATAGACTTACCAGCATTTTCTAATATATATTCTCTATCCGAATTTTTAGTTGCGCCTACTAAAAGCCTAGACCCTTCTAACTTTTCGTGTATACCGTTGAGCATATCAATTCGTTCACTTACTATTAATATACATCTACCTAGTGCTATTTTTCTTCTAGCTGTATCGCATATTAAATCTATATAGTTGTCGTTTCTTGCTAAAGTATTTAGAGCTAATGCCCAGTCTCTAGCAGGATTTCTTATTCTAAAATTAATATCTGTACGTACAACCTCTACGGAGGGGGTAAGACGTGCTTTATCTATTGCAGTTATTCTGTTAGGACCAAAGTAGTCAGATAATACTATATGCATACCATCTTTTCTAGTTGGGGTAGCAGATAAGGCTATTTTAGTTCTGGCACTTAACCCGTTGACTACTTTGCTAAACATTTCAGCAGGGCATAAATGTGCTTCATCTACTAACACTACTTCAAAATTATTTTTTAGCGTGTCTAGATGATTTATAAGAGTTTTATATATAGCTACTGTAATATCTTTTACCTGTAGTTTACCATCGCCAATAAACCCTATATCTTCTCCAGGTATTAATTCTTTTAAAGAGTCATACCACTGATATGCTAATAGTTTAGTATGTACTATAATAACGGTAGGTTTAGAATTATTAGCTATCAAATAACAACCAAGAAAAGTTTTACCCCAACCACAAGGAGCTTTTATAAGACCGTTATACAGTCTTTCATTTTTATATATTTTATTAGCTACTTGTTGCTGTTCTGTTTTTAGCCTGCCTTTAAATTTCCAGTTTCTTCTATTAAAAAGAGGTCTATTATCTACCACATTTTTAAAGTCTATTTTATAAAAAGACCCTGAAGGTATAGAATGAGTATATTCTCCTTCTTCAGGAAATTGAAAAGTAGTAGCAAATTCATCACCTATTTTATAGTGAAAATGATCATAAAATATATCATCTACTTCTTGTTCTAAATCTTCTTTTTTGAAATAGATTTTATCTGAGATTGTAGCATTTTTTAAAACAAATTTAGTATAGCTCATAATCTTATTCTATCCTTTTTATTATAGAAAGCGCTAAATTCATAAATATGCCAACAAAAATCTATGTAGACTAATCCTGCCCATAAGTTTTTTAAATTTTCAATATTAAGTAAAAATTTAGGTAGCTCAAAAGGGTGACTTATATCTTCTACCCAAAAAGCAGTTTCTTTTACTTTTATTATTTTTCTATAACTCATTTTATAGTGCTTATAGTAGTTATCGAAGTAGTGGGTATTTAAATTACTATCATAACACCATTTACTTTTACTAAGAAGTAGCGCACTTAAATTTGTACAAGTATAATCGTATTTTATAGTATAGTTATTAATACTATTTAAGTACTCTAACCTCTTTAAGTAGTTATTATCAGACATATTATCCCAGCTATCTACTAATAGTAAACTATCAGAAGAGATAAAATCCTTTTTAATAAATAACTTTTTATCTCTAAATATCTCATCTACAGGAGAATTTTTTAAAGTAAATATAGGATATTTTATATTATAAAACTTACTTCTCATAGCCTCTTAGTCTTAACCAATTATTTAGTCTGCTGTTATGCTTATAGTTTTTTTCAGATATATAGTTTTTAAAGTTTGTGTGCTCTAGATTAATATGATTATGATGATACATAGTAATAGGATCTTGCTCACCGATAGTTAACTTATTTGATATTAGTATATTCTTTTGTATACTATTACTATCAGATAGCTCATCTAATATATACTTAGGCAGTAGTAAATTTAAATATCTAACTATTTTGTAAATCGCTCTATCTATATTTAATATATCATACTCATACCTAAGACTGAGTACTTTTAAATCTTCTTTTATAGCTTTATCAAATACTAAGTGATCATAGTCTAGTAAAAAGTCAAACCAATCTTTAAAGGTATTTACATTAAATTGCTTATAGGACCACTCGCAGAATTCTTCTTCCGTTAAGTTTCTTTTTCTCATAATAGAAGCAGTTATAGATCTTAAATCTCTATAGGAATATATATTAAAGTCTGTAGAGCATACAGGATATGTTATCCATTTCTCATGACACTTTTTTACATTTGTAACTATAAATCTCTTATTGATTAACTGTTTACAGATATTAAAAGAAACAGTAGTGCCGCTTCTATAAAGCCCGTTTACATATATCATCGATAGTCTTTAAGCTCCCCCCAACTAGGACCTACTTCAATATCTACTTTAATAGGCTTGCCCTCAATAAACACGCCTCTATCTTTTTGTAAGTTCAAAGCTAAGTTATCTGCGTAAATATCTATATAGTCTTCTCTAACCTCTGCGATAGTAGAATCATGTACTGTAGCAAAAATTCTAATATTATCTTGGTGCTGATTATCTTGTACCCATTTAACAGTGTCTACAATACCCAGTAAGTTAATATCTGACGCAACACTTTGAATTAAAAAGTTCAGGCCGGACCGCTCTGCATGAGCAGCTACCCCTCTAGAATCAGCTCCTGCTTCTGGAAGACGTCTTTTACGTCCGAATGCACTATAAGTAAAATGATTTTCTTTAATAAAAGAAATATTACCATCAATCCATCTTTTTAAATCTTTTGCTTGAGTAAAATACAACTTGATAAAGCGCTTAGCTTCTTCAATAGATACATTAGCAGTTTCTGCAATTTTAGAAGGGCCAGCACCATATAAAATACCAAAGGTAATAGCTTTTGCATTTTGTCTTTCAGCAGCATATAAATTTTTTACTTCGTCAATCTCACAAGGAAGTTTAAACATGCTGTGAGCTACGTAAGAGTGAAAATCTAATTCTTCTACAAAAGCTCGCTGTAAAAAAGAGTCTTCAGCTAGCGCAGCAGCTACATATACTTCTGCTGTTCCTAAATCCGCTTGTACTATTTTAAATCCTGGAGAGGCTTTAAAAAACTTTTTAATACCTGAGTCTTTATCTCTAGGAAGATTTTGGTAATTAAGAACTCCAGAAGACGATAGACGCCCTGCAGCAGTTCCAATAATGTTAAAGCTAGAACGAAGTCTATTATCTGCGTCTACTCCGTTCTTAATATTTTTAATATAAGTTGTAGAAAGTTTTACTTTCTTACGGAGATCAAGGATAGCATCTGCAAGAGGATTATTCATTTCAGAAAGTACTTCTGCATCTGTAGATTTAGCACCTGTTGCAGTCTTCTTAGTAGAAGGAAGCTTTAATATGTTAAATAGCACCTCTCGTAGATGAAAAGTACTGTTAGGATTAAAAGTCTTTTTTTCTTGTTCCTCAAAAATTTTAATAGCAGGGTGCATAGATATTTCAGCCATACACTCTTCAATATCAATTTTAAAATCTTCTTCAATATCAGTTAGTACTTGAAGCTCAATAGGGCCTCCAGTATCTTCTAAATACATAAGAGCCTCAGTAGCAGGTTTTAATAATTCTTTGTATACATAAGAAAATTTAGAGTTCTTATCTATTAAAGGTTTAAACTTATCATAAAGCTGAAAAGTAGCATCAGCGTCTTTACAAGCATAAGGAGATAAAATATCTAAAGGTAGCATACCATAATTAAAATCTGCCAGTAAGATTTTATTTTTTCTACAAAACTCTTTCTTATAGTCATGTAAATCTTTGTCATAATCTCCTAAGTCAGTGAATTTCATAGCTAGTTGTTTTAGACCATGAGAGCCTACCGTTTCATCTAAACAATAGTGCATAAGAATAGTATCTTCAAACTTTGGAAACTCAAACTTTAATGCTTGATACATAAATTGTACATCAAACTTAGCATTATGTAGTACAATAGTTTTATCTATAAACATTTGTTTTACTTCGTCATAGAACTCTTCTACCACATCACAAGCTACAAAAATACCTTGATGAGAACGGGCAGACATAGCTATACCAATAATAGAACCTTTTCTAGCAGATAGCGCAGTAGTTTCAATATCTACAACTAAAGTATCGGCTTTTTTAAACTGCTCTAGGTAAGGCAAAAACTCTTCTGAAGTACTAATATAAGCGTAGTCTTTTTCGTATACTAAAGGCTGCTCTCCTGCTAGAACACTTCTTACTTTGTCAAAACATTTTTGCAGCTCTAATCTGTACTGAGGTTTAATAGATAGCATATTAGGATCAATAATAGGTATATACTTCTCTTCTACTATCTGACCTGCATACTTAAGTATGCCTGTAAGTCCTGAAGTATATTTTAAAGATTCTGCACCTACAGGACAGATAATATCATACTCATCTAGCGTAGTTAAATCTAGATCTACATTTTTCTTTAGAATTTTTTC